CGCGACGATCTGGTGAAAAACCACATCGAGGGACCGAAGGGTCTGCGGATGATGCTGGCGCCGTGGGTGAGCGCCGGTCTCGCGGATATGGTCGGAGATGAAATCCGGTTCTGGAACGGATCGAAGATTTACCTGTGCCACTGCAAAGACGAAAAAGACAGGTTCAAGTATCTCGGCGCGGAAATTCACCTGTTGCTGATTGATGAACTGACGACCTTCTCGGATGTGATCTACCGCTTCCTGCGTTCGCGTCTTCGGATGGTCGGCGTGAAGATACCCGATGAACTGAAGGGGCGTTTTCCGCGCATCATCTGCGGCTCGAACCCTGGCAACGTGGGCCATCAGTGGGTCAAGGCGGCGTTCATCGATCCGCGCCCGCCGCTTGAATGCGAGATCATGCCGGAAGCCGAAGGCGGGATGCTGCGGCAATACATCCCGGCCCGGTTGGAAGATAACCCTTCGATGGCCGAGGACGATCCTGGCTACGCCGGGAAGGTCGCGGGCCTGGGTAATCCGGAACTGGTGCGCGCGATGCGGGACGGCGACTGGAACGTGGTCGCCGGCGCGTTCTTCCCCGAGTTTAGTTCCGATCGGCACATCATCGCGCCTCGGTCCCTGCCGGACCACTGGGCGCGGTTCCGCAGCTTCGACTGGGGATCGGCGCGCCCCTTCGCCGTTCATTGGTGGAGCGTGTCAGACGGAAGCCTGCCCGACATCCCCCGCGGCTGCCTCGTCTGTTACCGCGAATGGTATGGGATGAAGCCGGGTGAGCCGAACGTGGGCTTGCGTATGACCGCCGAGCAAGTCGCCGAGGGCATCCGAGACCGGGAGCGTGACGACCCCAAACCGAAGGACGGGTCGCTTGTCGGTGTGGCCGATCCCGCGATATTCGCCGAGGACGGCGGGCCGAGCATCGCGAGCCGCATGACCCGCGCCGCGCGCATCATCTTCCGGCCGGCGGACAATAAGCGGGTGCCGCAGAGAGGCGCGATGGGCGGCTGGGATCAGGTCAGGGCGAGGCTGGTCGGCGATGCGGACGGCAGGCCGATGGTCGTGTTTTTTAGTACGGCCACGCATGTCATTCGGACTTTACCGGCGTTGCAGCACGATCCGAACCGGGCCGAGGATGTCGATACGGAGTCGGAAGATCATTGCGGGGACTCCGTTCGCTATAGCGTAATGAGCAGACCCTACGTCCGGGAAGCCGAGCGGCCACGGCCGCGCGACAGTTGGGACCGCGCGTTCGAGCGTGACGCGGAAGAATTGCGCGACTGGCGCGTCGCCTGACCGCTGTCACGACCAATGGCCGGTCGTGCAATCCCATCGGTCGCGCCGACCGGGCGCGCAGACTGCCGGGGGGCGGGTCTAAGAGCAGGTCCCTGTGTATTGCGATGGGATGAACTCACCCGAGAAGACGTTGAAAGTGTGACGGCTGTGAACGGCCTCGCCGTCGTGGGCAATTGTTGTGGTTTGGACCGCGCCCGTGGGGAGAATTTCAAGGAAGGTGACAACTGCCGAGCCAGAGATTGGGGCGACAGAACCGGTCCCATTATTCGCGATGATGAAGGCTCGTTCACCCACGGTATCATGGACAAACTCTAGGGTTAGCCGTTCACCCGCCGCGGTCCTTAGGTTACAAACATAACGACCGGGCGGTGTTTGTGCGGCAGCGGGAAGACCGGCACTCAGAACAGCCGTGACCAGCGTGGGAAGAAGAAGGCGCGAATTCATGGCGGGCACCCGATAAGACGCTAGGTGTCTGCCCGAAAGGCTGCTCTCGCGGTTAACCACCGCTGTGCATAATCCGTATCGACGCGGTGCATGTCGCGATCACGAGGCCGTCATCCAGGCGAGGCAAGAGGCGGACCAGATCAGCCGGTTCAGCGGTGGTAGACAATGACGGTCTGCGGAGGGGGTGGTGCGGACGCGGCGGCAGCGGCGGCGGCACCGGCCAGACCTGCGGCGACCCCAAGTGCGATCTCCTGGCCATTGCGCTCGTACTCCTTGTCAGCCATCGCCCGAAGGCGCGGCAGCGCCTCCTGACAATCCATCCGGTTGATAGCTACGGGCAGCGGTTTATCGGCGCTGTAGGTATGGGCGATGATGGTGCGCTGCGCGTCATTGAGTTGGACGGCTGTGACGGTGGGATTGGCTGAGAGGTATTTGCAAGAATCCTCCATTACGGTGGTCGTGCGCTGCATAGGACCGCCGCAGGCTGTGAGGGCTACGCAAGCAGCAGTCAGCGCCAAGGTGGCGCGGATCCGAATGAACATGGTGACTTTCCTCGAATGCCGAGCCCGATGCTCCGGCGTTACGGCACTTGTGCTCGCAAGATCGCCGCCGCTGTTAACCACCACCCTGCATAATCAGTATCGACGCGGTGCATGTCGTGCCACGCCTGGCCCACCCTGTCATCGATATGCGTTCAACGCATGGGCTGGGTGTAGACTTCGTTACGATTCCGGCTGTGCGGCCACCTTTCCAAACGGACGTTAGCGGATGCACTCGGGGTTTGTATGAGCGTTAGTGTCAATGATGCCAGAGGTATTTGGTAACTTTAGACGCAGGCCGCAACGACAAGACGGGCCAGACGCTCCGATAGGGGTCTGTTCATGCTGACCAAGCAAGCATTACCTATGCCGCGTCAATTGCAATTTCGAGACGCCCGGGAACGTCACAATAGATGCACAGCCTACGAAACCTCTGGAACGGCCATAAGTCGCTAGCTGCGGCGTTTTTGGGCTATTATGTCTTAGGGTGCATAGCAACGAATGTCGTCGTTGGCGGAATCTCCGGCGTCTTTAACTTTATCGTATTCGGGGCCAGGCTGATTAGTTCGAGCGTCGCCGCGATCTTGTTCGCTGCCTATTGCTTTGTCGCAACCGTCGGGGTCTGGCGAAGTGCCAGTCGATATAAAGGCGCACAAATTTTGCCAGCGTTCATCAAGGTCGTCGTGATCATAATGACACCCGTCTTTATCGTGACAACCATCACGATGATCGACCCACGGTTCCCGGTTGGATGGTGGTCCGGCGATTAGCGGGACGAGGTTCTTGGTTCCGGTAAACCCATTTATCGTAACTAAACTCCGGACAGGCGGCCGACAGCACCGAGAGCCAGTACGCGATCTCACCGATGGTTTGGTTCCGGGAGTGATTACCGCCGCCGCCGTAGCGCGGCCTCGCCTTCGGCCAGCAGCTCGTCCAGCGTCCACGGGCAGACATCCGGCAGATCGAGCCCCGGCATGTAGGCGTCGGTCGCGACCACGGCGAGGTCGTAAACGTCCTCGATGCGAATGTGCATGCTGGGACGATGCTTCTTCACGACGGTCGCCAACCAAGTACGGATCTCGCCTTCCCAGTGCCGCGCCGCATTCGCCTCCGGCATCGTCAGCAGGCGCAGCTTGTGGCCGACGGCCAGTGTCAGCAATGACGCCACCGCGTCGGTCTCGCTTCGGCCCACGGATTCGATCTCCTCGGCGACGTTCGTCCAGTCGATCTCGTTCATGGCGCGCCGCCGTATCGCGTCGGCCTGCTCGCGAGCCCAGGTGGTTATATCTGTATCGTAATGGCTCAAGGCCTCCTCCATCAGTGCGCCGCGCCTCAACCCTTCCGCTTCGCCATGACCCGCGCGACCGGCGCTGCTTCCTGTTCCAGATAGGCTTCCACCGCCTCACGGACCACCTGCTGGCGGCTGGGCAGCTCGCGCCGTGCCGCGCGTAACGCGTCGATGCGCGCGATCACCTCGTCGGGCAGCCTGATGTTGACCGACCGTTCCATTTTTCCTGGCATGGTTCCGCATATGGCGGCGATCGCGAGCACTTGCAACCTTGCAACCTTATCGGGCGGGGTGGCGGCGCCTGCTGAGAGGACCGGTCCCCGGCCCCTCAGTTCAGTGCGTCGTGCTTGATCACCGAGAGTGCCGCGTCGTCCGCGATCACCGGATCACGCTGCCAGTAGGTGGCCAGGTGCGCTGAATCCAGCATCGCCGTGGCGCCGCCCGAATGGAGCGCCGGCGTGCATTTTGAGCCGCGCCGCCTGCCGGCACGTCCAGCGAAGGTGGTCGAGCGACCGCTGACGGCTGAGTAGGAGGCGATCTGTCCGACGGTCACGCTATGTCGCGGAGCCCAAAACCGATAGGCTTGCGAGTCCGTCCCGGCGGCACCGGGGGATAGGGCGGGCCGGGGGTGTTAGAGCACCTCACCGGCCCTGCCTCGAACATGGGCGGGCACCCGTGGACGAAGCTGCCGACGATCCTAGCACACCGCCAGCGAATGGCTTGCCGGATGTCGGCAGCACGATACTCTTTCTGCCCGGCGCGGCGGTTGGACTGATGGTGGCCGGCGTTCCACGCGTTGAAGGGTGGATCGGTCCGTGCCCGGCCAGAGAGGTGAACGACCTGGTGCGCCAACGCCGCGCCGTCGTCATCCCCGATGACTTTTCAGCGCTGCCGCCACCCGCCGAGGGCGGCGAGTCGTTGCAAGCGTATCTTTCGCGGGCCGTGTTCGAGCACCTGGTCGTAAGAGCACTTGTAGGCCTTGGCCCCGCTGTAAAATGGGAGCCTCCACCATCGAGAATGCGTCCCAGTGATCGAACCGTTCCGCCGGTGAAGCTTTTCCCCTGGGTCGAAACCACCTATGGCGAGGCTCTTCGCTACTACCACGAATACTTCACCAGGCGTTTGTTGGTGCGGTTGTTCGACGAACTGCGCGCAGGCACATTGGTCGTGTTTGGGATGGTAACCACTGCGTTGGATTACATCTTGGCGCCCGTAAGCCGTGGTCTGTGGAGACACCCCGGCATGGTGCTGGACCTTTCCAAAGGTTCGTTTCAGTCGGAGCAACAAGGGCCAAGGTTTGACGGCCTGATCCTGCACCGCACGCAGATGGCACCGTATTCTGATCAGCCAGCACCAGCGATGCCTCCGACGCTCAGCGAAGAACCTGTGACGCCTGCCAGCGCGCCATCGCTGGCGGATGCGACGAATGACCAGATTGACGGTGCCAGTGGCGAACAAGAGGTGGTGACTCCAGACTCGCCCCAGGGCACCGCCCCTCTCGATCTCACCGCCACGCCGCTGGTAGCGCCAGCCCCAGGTGAGGGTGACGTTTCCGCGACAGCGGATCACCCCCCCGTCGCGGGAACGTCACCCGCGCCGCTCGGCGGCCGACCGTCTCTCGACTCTCGATACAAACTCCTCGCGGAAGAGTGGATCAGCACCCAGCGCAAACAGGACCTAACGGATGAGTCGATCCGGGACATGGCGTGGAGGGCGGCCCATGATCTGAATCTGCCGGGAACCGGGAAGCATCCGGACACGAAGCCCCGCCGGTTCGTCAAAGTGGTCGCGGAGTTGCTGATTAAAAAAAAGGCGACGCCAATTACGTAGATTGCGGGATCGTCGCGATTTACGTTTTCGTACTCGGACCCTTGGCGTGCTTTCGTAGGACCAGCAATGAGGACCCCGCCATGTGGATGACGCCCGAGGAAACCACAGTGCACTTGTGGGAAAACTTCAGGTTGCGGCGTAGTCCGCGAACCTTGGCCAACATGCGGACTGGTGGCAACGGACCGCCGTATCGGCGCGTTGGCTCGAATACGGTTTTATACGCCCGAGACGAAGTCGCTGAATGGGCGGCGGCACAACTGAACCGACCCTTCGCCAGCACGGCGGAAGAAAACGCCGCCTGACGTGCCGCCGCTGAGCCTCTGAGGTTCAGCGCCGCCGACTACTGCTTCAGGAATTCGCGAAACGAAAACCGGACCTCCGGGAGGGAAACCATGCCCGCGACCGAACTCGATCTCGATCTCGACAACAAGCTGCCGCTGACGGACGACCAGCCGTGACCCCGGCGTTACGCGACTACCAGACCGCGGCGCTGGACGCCCTGCGCGGGAGCTACGCCGCCGGTCATCAGGCGCCGCTGCTGGTAGCGCCGACCGGCTCCGGTAAGACGGTTATCTTCCGTGAATGCGCACGCCTCGCCCAGGCGAGAGGGAACGCCACGCTTGTCGTGGTGCACAGGCGCGAACTGGTGCGGCAGGCATCCGAGAAGCTGGGCGAGGCCGGCGTCGAGCACGGCATCATCGCCACCGGCTTCCCGCCCACGCCCGGCGCCACGGTCCAGGTCGCTTCCGTCCAGACCGCGATCCGCCGCGACATCGGATCTTTCGGTTTCGTCGTCGCCGACGAGGGCCACCACGCGATCACCGCGACCTGGCGGAAAGTGATCGAGGCCCAGGCGGGGGCGAGGCTGCTAGGCTGCACTGCGACGCCGCAGCGGCTGGACGGCCAAGGCCTGGGCCGCGATCATGGCGGCATCTTTGACGATCTGGTCTTCGGCGCGACCGTCGCCGAACTGACAAAGGCCGGCTGGCTCTGCCCGGCCAAGGTCTTCGTCGCGAAGACGAAACTCAATCTGCGCGGCGTGCACACCATCGCCGGGGATTACAACAAGGGGGAACTCGCCAGGGCGGTGACGGCGGCCAATATCGCCGGCGATGCCGTCGGCGAATACCGCAAGCACGCCGATCATCAGCCCGCCGTTGCTTTCTGCGTATCGATCGAACACGGCGAGGCCACGGCGGCGGCGTTTCGGGAGGCGGGATACCGGGCGGCCTGCGTCCACGGCGGACTACCCGCCCTCGAACGTGACCGCTTGCTCGCCGGGCTGGCCAGCGGCGAGATCGATGTGCTGAGTTCGTGCGAAATCCTCGGCGAGGGCGTCGACATCCCCACGATCGGCTGCGCCATCCTCCTGCGGCCGACCAAGTCGCTGGCGGTCTACCTGCAGCAGGTTGGCCGTGGCCTTCGCCCTGCTCCCGGTAAGCGACAACTCGTGGTGCTGGATCTCGCCGGCAACGCGATCACGCACGGCCTGCCCGACGAGGACCGTCATTGGACCCTCGCCGGAGCGCCGAAGCGCGATGCGAGCAGCCCGGCCGGCTGGGTCTGTGGTGAATGCGAATGCCTCAACTCGAGTGGCGCCGCCTTCTGCCTCGACTGCGGCACGCCCCGTCCGCACCGGCCGCGCGAGATCACGATTGATTCCGAGACGGTGCTGGTCGAACTGGCGCGGCGAGAACGCCTCGCCACGCTCTCGTATCACGCGTTCATGTCGCGGCCGCGCAGCCGGGATGAACTCGAACTCTACCGTCGGGCGCATGGCTACAAGAAGGGCTGGACCTGGCACGCCGCGCAGCGGCAGGCCGAACTGTTCGGGGTCACGCCGTGAGCGCGGGCGGCAAGTTCGTGCCCGATCCGTCCTGGCCAACCATCATCGAACTGGCGATCGAACTATGGGGGCAGCCGAACAAGACGCTGAGTAGTCGCGACGAGATTCGGTTCGGCGCCAACGGCAGCAAGTCAGTGAAGCCATCCGCCTTCGTCTGGAAGGATCATGAGGCCAATACCGGCGGCGGCTACCTGGATATATGGAAGCTGGCGCGGCACGGCGAGCCGCTGCCGAAGCACGCCAACGGCCATGCGGGCAATGTGCCGCCGTGGGAAAACGTCGGCCAGCGCTACCCGTATCACGACGCGGCGGGCCATCTCGTGATGGAGGTGATCCGCACCATCACCGGTAGTCCACGATTCGTGCAGCGGCGTCCCGATCCGTCGAACCCGAGCGGCTGGAAATGGAGCGTCAAGGACATTCCCGTCGAGCAACGACCGCTCTACCGGCTGCCCCAACTGATCGCGTCCAACGCCGAATTCATATTCGTCTGCGAAGGTGAAAAAGACTGTGACAGCCTCGCGGCCACGGGTCTGATCGCGACCACGAACGTCGGTGGCGCGGGCAAATGGCGACCTGAATATAGCGTGCATTTCACCGGCAGGCATGTGGTGGTCCTGCCCGACAATGATCCGCCCGGCAGGGATCACGCCGCGACCGTGGCAGCATCGCTCGCGGGCCTCGCGGCATCGGTCAGAATTCTGGGACTGCCGGACCTCCGGCCAAAAGGTGACGTTTCGGACTGGCTGGCCGCTGGCGGCACGCGCAACGAACTGGAGCGGTTGGCCAAGGCGCCAGCGTGGGTGCCGCCCGCACCAGAGCCAGAGTCCGACGAACAACCCGACCCGGCATGGGATCAGGACACCGGACCCGATGGGCCCGAGAACGCGACACCACGCGAGCCGTATGGTCCACCGACCTTTGACGATCTGACCATCGAAGACCTCGCCGCGATGGATGAGGTCGCTTTCGCGCGGATCGCCAAGGCCAAGGCTCTCTTGCTCGACATGACCCCCACGGCTCTCAACAATCTGGTCAGCCGGAAGCGCAATGCGACCAGGGCGGCGGCGAAGGCCGAGGCAAACGCGGCGAAGAAGAAAGCCGAGGCTGATGCCAAAGCCGATGCAAAAGCCGCCAAGGACGCCGCCAAGATCGCCGAAAAGGCCCGCAAAGCTTGTGAACGCAAGGCCCGCCTGGACGCCCAGACGGCCAGGCCGCTGATCGATGACGAGGACGATCCGCTGCACCAGTGGACCCCGCCACCCCTCGACACACTGCCTGAGATCATCGTCGCCGCGGGTGAACGCGCCGCCATCGCCGACGCCAGCCTCGCCGCGATGAAGGCCGGTGGCGTGCCGTTCTACCAGCGTGGCAAGGAGATGGTCCGGGTCTGCCTGATCAGGCTGAAGCAGTCGGACGGCAAGCTGGTCCGCGTCCCCGCCATTTCGACCGTCACCAAACCGATGCTGTTGCGGGCGATGGGCCTGACGGCGACATGGTGGGGCTACAACATGAACCTTGATCTGGTGCGGATCGATCCACCCGGCGACCTCGCCGACCACATCCTGGGTATGATCGGTGAGTGGGGGTTCCCGCCGCTGCGCGGAGTCACCGCGACACAAACCCTGCGTTACGACGGCACGTTGTTGATCGAGCCGGGTTACGACAAACCCACCGGCCTGTTGCTGTTCAACCCACCGCCGCTGCCCGACGACATGCCGCTAAATCCCACCAAGGCCGATGCCCAGGATTGTCTGGCGCTGCTGCGTGATCTGCTGTCCGAAGTGGCTTTCGCCGATGACGCGGGGCTCAGCCGCGCCGGGGCGCTCTCCATGCTGATGACGCCGGTCCTGCGGGGGATGATGCCCGTCGCCCCGTTCCACGCCATCAACAAATCCGACGCCAACGCGGGTGGCAGTTACCTGCAAGACCTGATGTCAGTCATCGCCACGGGCGAAAGGTGCCCGACCATCTCGCTCACCCAGCACAACGATGAAGAAAACGAAAAGCGGCTGTCAGCGACGGCGATCCTCGCGCCGCCGATCATCGCCATCGACAATTTCACCGGCACGTTGATGGGCAATTTTTTCTGCCAGTTGGTCGAGCGTCCAATGCCGATGGTCCGCATACTCGGCAAGAGTGAAATGGTGATGATCCCGAACAACCACACCGTGGTCGGGAACGGCATCAATATATCGATTGGCACCGACGCGATCCGGCGCGGCGTCCTGATCGACCTCGACCCCAACATGGAAAACCCGTTCGAGCGTGTGTTCACCCGCGATCCGGTGGCCGAAGTGCTGGCCGATCGGGGCCGCTACATCGCGGCCGTCCTGACCATCGCCCGCGCGTATCGCCTCGCCGGAATGCCGGGGCGACTGCCACCCCGTAATTCCTTCGAGGTGTGGTCCGATATCGTCCGTTCCGCTCTGGTGTGGCTGGGCGAGCGGGATGTCGATGAGTCGATCAAGACGGCACGCGCCGCCGATCCGCACACCAGCAAACTGGTCGCGGTGATGGCCGCATGGGCCGCTGAGTTAATCGTCGGCGTCGGTTACCGGGTCGGCGAACTGATCGATCTGGCGAGCCAATACGCCAGCGCCAGCGGGAGCGCTCGCGCCAAGCCAGCCTTGTGGGACGCGCTGTTCTCGGTCGCCGCCGACAAGATGGGGAAGCTAGACCCGACAAGGCTCGGTAGCTGGCTGCGGGACCACAAGAACCGCGTCAGCGGTGGGCACAAGCTAATCAACGACGGAGACACAGCCCGTCCCCGCTGGAAGTTGGAGTCGAGATGACAAACATCAAAAACGTGGGGGTCGTGGGGGTTGTGGGGGTATTCCCTACGGCCGGCCGCTGGCTATTTCTTTTTTTCTTCGCGCAGAAATAATATTATGCGAACGCAACATTATTTCTATCGCAACAAAAAAGGAAAATTCTCGCGCGCGGGGTATGGGAATACCCCAACGACCCCCACAACCCCCACATATTTGATAGAAAACAAATCGATAGATTTTAAGTCAGTGTCACTGTCGTTCTTGACGTCCACGCGACCCACGCGGTAGCGGGTTACCGTAGCGCGAAACCGAGGTTTTCGGAGGGGTTAAAAGGATCGGAGCCAACAGCCGAACGTTCGCCGAGATCGAAACACAACGAGGATTGTCCCATGCCGCTTGAGGGTTTCGATGACATCGATCTGCTGAAGAACCTGGGCGGCCGCCCGAAGTCCGTTATCGATCTGGCGGTCGTCGAACGCGGCGCATCCATCGGCTGCACCAGAGAAGAACTCGCGGCGTTGTGCGGCGTTGTGCAATCGACCTTCTACAAACATCTGGCGGAAGATCCGGCGGTCGCGGAAGCGATCGACCGCGGCGTCGCGATGGGAAGAGCCACGCTTCGACGGGCACAATGGAAAGGCGCTGTGGTAGACGGCAACCCAACGATGATGATCTGGTTGGGAAAACAACTGCTCGGCCAGCGCGACACGCAGGGATTGCAGACCTTGGACAAGGACGGCAACCCGACCGATCCCGTCGTGCCGATCCTGACCGTTACCTTGGCACGTGAGTAATCCCGACCAGCGCAAGGCCGAGATCGCCGTCCGGCTTCACAAAAAGCAGAGCGTGGCACTGGAATCATTCGCGACCGAAATTCTG